GCTGCTTGACCAACAAAAGGAGTGGTAAATGGCTGAACCATTCCTGGCGCTCTCATACGGATAACAGCACCGACTTCCGTGTTCAGCACATCTTCCATGTTGGCCTGACCCTCGACAATTGCTGTACGGGGGTGGATAGCTTGGGCCAAGGAGTCCAAGATGCCACGTTGGACATTGGACTTAATACGCTGAATGTCCATAACGACATCAGCAGGACACATGCCAAAGAATGTGTGTGGCTCTGGATCTGGGCAGAAGTCAGCAAACTGTCGCTCAGAAACGATTTCGTTGCGGATTACCTTGTTGCTTGTGCCGATAGTGCAGATACGGCGCATCTCTGCAATACCGTCACCATCAAAGTCCACCTTTAGATAGCCTTCGATATAAAGAACGCTCTTGCTAGATGGATCTCCGTTGTTTGATGTGCTGATAACAGCGAATGGGTTACGAGCTTGATACTCTTGATTGTTATCAAAGTCATTGCCATTGCCTGATGCTTCGACCATTTCGTCATAGTCGTAGCCCATAGCAACCAAGTCGCTGACGGTCTTCATTGTGCGGTGACCAACAAAGGTAGCCTCATCAATGGATTTAGCACGGCGGTCAATCAGGAACTCTTCTGGTGGCAATGCCTCAATCTTGACTTTGCCTGTCTTGATGCGGCGTTTGATCTCAACGTCATACATCATTGGAGGAGGAGTCATGATGGCTTGAGCCTCATTCATTGGCTCCATTCCAGGCACTGGATACTCACGGACAGCAGAGATCTCAACGTCTGGGTTCTCAACTAGCATCATCATGCTTTGCTCATCAAGCATGGAGAAAGACTCAGCACGGACCTCAACCGACTCATCCCACCAGTACTTCACGATACCGCACTTACGAACCAATGCGTCTTTGAAGGCAGAGTGCAGGATCTTAAAGCCAGGATTGTCACGCTTAAAGATGAAGTCAACGTAGTCAGTGGCTTGATCTGCGTTCGCAATATCCTCTGGTCCTTGAGGCATGAACTCAACCACACGCTCTGGACCAAAAAAAATACGCATCAGGCTTGGCAGGATGCCTTGTACAGTGTCTCGTACATCCATCGATACTACTTGTGAACGACCATCTTCCTCATCGCCAAATGGTGCACCGTAGTAATACTCTGTAGCCAATGCACGATTACTTCCAATATCGTCATCAATAAACGAGATGGCATCGTAAATTTCAGCGGAGACTACTCCTTGCAGATCTTCCTCTGACATTACCTCTTGGCCTTCTATTTGGCCTTGCAGAGTTTCTGCCATCAACATTGGGTTCTCGTTCATATCAATTCCTTAGCGTGAGCCAAAAAATGGCAGTAGGCCAGATTGTGTGTTTTGCAACAGAGCAGGAATACCACCAGAGGTATTGTTTGTCATGCTTGCGTATGGATTCATAGGAGCCATAGCCGGTATGGTTACCCTGTTCTGAGGATCTTTTTCGGATTGGATGCTGTACCGAAAAGCAGAACTTGCCATGTCACCAGCAGTAGCACCAGGGGCTGTAACTTGGTTGTACAAGTTCATAGCTGGTTGGATTTGTTGATTTATAGATTGTGTGGCAATGTCACCTACAGCTTGACCCATAGTCATAGGAGCCGATTGGGACGGGGTACTTTGCATTGCCTTAGAAGCAGAGGATGATGCTGCATCACTTGCAATTGCTTCATTATCAGCCTCGAATTGTTTTAACAACGCTGCAATTATTGCTTCCATGATTAATCTTCCTCATCTTCCATTTCGTATTCGGTCTTAGCCATCATCAGCATGTTTTGCTGACCCTTGGTCATCTTTTGTGTAATGGGTCCACCAGTAAGCCATGCTGAACATGTGCGATCTCCAGCACACTTGAAGTCAAACAACTCACAGTAGCCAAGGTCTGATGCTTCCATTACGTCAGCAGCGTAGCCTTCTTCCTCTTGATCAATGCCCTTAACGATGCAGTCCAGCATTTCAGGAGTCTGGATAAATGCAGCACAGTTGCCGCAACGCATCTCTTGGACCTCATCAATGGATACTTTCCAAATGTTGGCTAGGTTCTGCCAGTATTCTTCGTTATCTTCTTCTGGATTGGCAGGGCCGTAGTCAACATTCTTAATAGCCCAATTCCTGTTTTTCAGGTTGGCTTTGATGTCGTAGGTCGCAATAGGGCATTTCATGATTTACCACTTTACTTTGTTTGCCCAGAAAGCAGCACTCATCTTTCCTTTGGCAATGTTTTGAGCATGTCGTGCTTTGAAGGCTTCATTTCTCTTGGAGCCATCAGGACTACCGGAAACACCTTGTTGTCCAAAGCGGATCAACTTCACTTGGTCACCAGACTTTGCTAGTACTGCGTGACTTTTCTTGGGGTGGTCTGGAGTTCGTTTTGGTTTGTTGTAACCAGAGAACTCTTCAGAACCACGCTTGATCATTTCTTTTTAGCAGTCTTAGCTGCTTGTTTAAAGTCTTTGGCTGTTGGAGCGCCCTTAGTTCCAGGCTTTCGCATCTTCTCATTAGAGCCAGCCTTAATGCGCTCTCGTTTGGCATTAATGTTAGCGTAAAGACCTTGTTTCATTTTTTGCTCCGATTTGTGGCGGTACGTTGACCACGCTTGGGCATCTTGGCTTCAGACATCGCAATGGCAATGGCTTGGTCCCTGGACTTGACCTTTTGACCAGAAGAAGACTTGAGCTTGCCTTCTTTGTATTCGCCCATTACTTTGCCAATTTTCTCGGCGGCTTTGTCCATCTTCATAAGAAGTCTCCAAAAAGGTATGGGGATATTACCATACAGCAAAAAAAGAGCCACGTATTAGGTGGCTCAAGTTCTCAGTAAAGGATCAAACCAAACCACGGATCAGCCTTTTTATCGGCTTACCCCATGAACTGCTTTTCCCCCAAGAAATAGTGGCAGCATCCGATGCGAATGTCAACACAAACGCATCAGCCATGTCAGGAGACTTTAATCCTCGTCTACGAATATCATCTTTTGATTCGATTTTTATCTTTCCGTTAGAGGTAAATGTGTATCTAACAGTAGCCAGTTCAGCAATCAAATCCTCGTTATTCGGTATTTTGCAGTCCCTTTTCTCAAGCCAAGCCTTAGCTTTGTGCCATAACTCAGCCCTGAGATTGAGATAAGTCCCACCCATAGCAGGACTCTCAGATACGTTAATCCCACGGGCAGGAAGGTTCAGTTCTCGTAACCGATCCACTACCCCAGCACCCAAACCGATACTGTCAACCAGGATCTCAGCAGGGCGGTTCTTACCATCACAAGCCTCGTACTGAGCAACCACAGCACCCGTTAATTGCATCAAGTCCAGATTCCTCCACCTCTCTAGGGTATGGACCACGTTGGATTGACGCTTACACAAAACTGACGAGTCTGAGCCAAAACGAGCAACGTCCAGCCCCCAGACAATAGGAGCATCCTCGTAGGGACGGGTATCTCTGTGTTTGGCAGAGTCGAGTAGCTCCATAGGGATGATGGTGTCGTCATCACTTCTAGGGAATTCTCCAAGAACACGGATACGGAAGGCGTTAGATTCCTCTCCGTAGCGGGATTTCATGTCCTCAACGTACTCTTTGCTGACTCGTTTGGAGTCAACACAAGACACACGTTTGGTCCACCATTCGTCTTTTAGTCGATTGTGTGTGTCAAAAAAGAAGCCAGAAGACCGGACAGGGTTGCCCAAAAGGATAGTCAAGGCGTTATGACCAGACATAGAGCCAGCAGCAGCTTCAAACACCGCTTCAGGAACACCAGAAGCCTCATCAGCCACCAGCATGACGTTATCCGAGTGAACCCCTTGTAGAGCTTCAGGCTGCTCTGCTCGACTTGTTCTAGCGGAGATAAACGCTTCAGTGGCACTGGCTTTCAGTTCAATCCTTTCTTGTTTGACATCAAGAAGGTCCTGAATAGGTTGGGGAAGTTCTTTAACCCATCTTTTAAGTTCAGCAAACAAAGCATCGTAGAGTTGGGCAGAAGTAGGAGCAGTAACCACCACCTTAACGGGATACCTGGTCAACAAGAACCAAAGCATAGCCCAAGAAGCAGTTGTACTCTTACCAACGCCGTGACCAGAACGGATAGAGATCTTTCTCTCTCCTGTCGCCACAGCAGTTAGA